CCGTCGGTCAGCAGATGGACCGAGTGGAGTACCGGCTTCGGTCAGGATCTGACCGTTATCATCGACGTGATAACCGGCACGATAGGCCTTTCTAATTGCATCTTGGTTCATAGTTCATAGGAAAGTAGTTGCGGAGGACAGGATCGAACTGCCGACCTTGAGCCCATGAGACTCACGCGCTACCACTGCGCTACTCCGCGGTGCGGGACGGACTTGTAACTAACCATTTCAAAAAAGGATATACATGAGTGTTCAAAGGGTATGTCCGTCCCTATGGCTCGGTTGCGGACTCACGTCCCACCTAGCCTGGATTATGTTTATAGAATCAAGTAAGTTCCGGCCTCCGCTGAGGCTGGTTATGTCAGTTCTGACCCTGGAAGCGGCAGAGCTTGTCTAACGGGATGCGCCAGTGGTCGTTTTCCTTGAAAGCAAATGGATAATAGTTGGAGTTGAGGCGGTTGCTCATGGTGGTGCGGCTCACTCCCAGGATCTGGGCGGCTTCAGTGACACCGATGTACCGTGGGAAGCGGTCACTGACCAGTTGGCGTACCAGCTCGGTCAGCTTGTCTACCTTCTGCTCCAGACGCTCTATATCAGTCATGACTGCTATCCTTCAGGAAGAAAACATTGTGGCTTATTATCATGCAGCAGATGGGCAGCACTACCAGGATAGCAAGAACATTGAAAGCTTGCTGGTTCAAGTGAAGACGATAGGCAAGATTACCTAAGACAAAAATACCCAGCACTACTATTATTGCAGCTGCGATGATGAGAGCCATTGTTGCCATCACGCGCTTTCCGAACTGTGTGAGATTTCTCATATTGCTAATTGTTTAGTTTTTACTTAACTTTTGTCGGCCATGCCACGCCGTCTGGGTGACGGCGGGCGACCATGGCCGGTGTGATGGGTGACGAGACAAGTTACTGAACCGCCCGGACCGTAAAGCCGTACCTGCGATTGTAGTAGTTCTGCGGATTGACTCCCGAGGAATCGAAGAACAGGTTGTAGGCATTGGAAGCCGAGTAGAACCGCGAAGACCAGTAGTACCCGTATGTGCCACGGTAGTTGAGCGTCGTACCATTGTAGTACTCATCATTCTTGTTAAACAAGGACCAGCCACCAGCGGGCAGGAAGATGGAGTTGCCGTTAATCTTAGATTTGAAGACTCTGCCAGGAACTCCGTTTTGAAGAGTCCAATCGGATTCACAGTTGGCGACCAGCTCCTTGAAGTCTTCAGGTGAGGGAACATGCCAACCATCCTGGAACTCGATGGCGTTGGCTGTGTCAAAGTCCATCATGTAGCCACAATCATCCTGTGATTTGGCACCCACATTGCAGCTGGCCCATTTGCGACCTGAAGGGAGTCCCAGATCTACCGGGTTGAATAACTGATTGCCGAACTCGAAGATGGGAGTGCGCTCAAAGTTGACTGCAAGCATTTTGTCTGTCTGATTCATAGTTCTAAATCAAACAACCGAGGAGCATTTCCAGGTCGATGAGCGGTGACCCTTCCATGCTACTCGGTTGTTCTTTATGGTTTGTGGTTTAGCAGCCGCTCTCTGCTTTTTCTTACTTGATTTGCAGGATTCGGACCGATGCCTTACCTTTGCAGCCGGTTTCGTTTGCTGACTGGCTTGGCAGTCGGACCGTCCTGTGTCTTCTTGGCTTAACCATTAAGACTGGGGCAAATATAAATCTTAATTTCTAAGATTGATACTCGGAAATTAAGACTTTAACACTTTTTAATGTTTGCCACGTTGAACTATGGAGTCCATAAACAGTAGAATTTTGACTTATTCAAAGGATAAGTCATTGACAATTAAAGCACTTGCCGCCCAGATAGGGGTTAATGAAAAGACGCTGGGCAACAAACTGACCGGGAGAATCAGAATAGATCTTGAAACAATAGAGGCAATTCTGGGAAAATTTCCCCTATTGTCAGCAGAATGGTTGCTGAGAGGCAATGGTCTGATGGAGATAGCTGCCTCCGGTCAGGATGCGGAACTTGAAGCGGTCTGCATCGACCAGGCAAAGGAGATCCTCCGGCTCAAGATGAAAATTGCAGAGCTGGAAGGAGAGAAAAAACTTGCATAATTATCCCAATGTATAGGCTATGAAAAGGATGGTCGCACTTATGGCACTGTTGATGAGCTTGACAGCCAGTGCCCAGAGATTGAAAGTGCATGGAGAGTCTGCTTTGTCTGATAGTGTATCTATTCAGACAGAGATCCAAGTGAACAATGAGGTAAGCAAACACCTAACAAAAGCCGGAATTGCTCTCCAGCGGTCATCTATATGTGAGGCGGCGAGCTGGAGTTTTGCTTTCCTATCGGTCATGTCATTTGCTAATGTTAAGGGTGAAGGTTCCGGCTACAATAAGACCACTGGAACCGTGTGCGCTGTGATTGCCGGAGTGTCAAAGGTTTTGGCGGTAAGTTATAAACACAGATCCGGAACTGAACTCCAAATTGCAGCCGGATCTATCAGTGTGACATTCTGAAATGATACCAAAATGAAAGAGTCTGCCGCAACAAACTGATACTGAACAGATTGCAAAGGGCAAAAAACCCCGAGCGGATCACAAGGCAATGAGAACTAAAAGGCTGATATATTGAAAGATAAATCAGCAAACAGTTCAAAAAGCCCTGAAATCACGGCCCTTTGGTGTTCAATTCTGTGCAATTCTGCCAAGTTTTGTGATACCATTTTGATACCGGTCGTGATACCAAGTAAGTATTCCGGTTCACGTTGTGGCATAATTGATACAGTTATGCTTAACACTATCATTGTGAAGCCGGTCTTTGACCGCAAACATCTGGCCACCAAGGTGGCAAGTAGGAAACCAGTCAAAGGGCTGGTTCAGTTATCGGTTCTGGTGAACGGTGAACGGAAGTTCCTGAGCACCGGCATCCGTGTGCATCTGGGACAGTTCACCTGTGACCAGGTGGTCTGCCATGAACAGGCAAAGGAACTCAATGAGATGATGGCCAACCAGGTTGCGGCAATCATCGAGATTGTAAATGACTGCAACCGGAAGGGTCAGTTGTTCAGCTGGGCGATGCTGGATGGTCTGAAGGTGCGGCGTTGTAAGACCGGTACCGGATGGATTGACTGGATGGAGGCTGACATCAGGGAGCGACCGTTGGTCGAGGGAACCAGGAAGCATCATGTGACGGTGCTGGAGTTCCTTCGGGAGCAGGGGGTTACGGATTGCAGCCAGCTGACAGTCGATACCATTCAGCGGATTGATGACACCTTGCATAAGCGGATGGTGAATGGGAAACCCATGATGCAGGTGAGCGTGTACGGCTACCATAAGGTGCTGCGTGCTTACATCCGGAGAGCTATCCGGGCAGGAGTTCTGGAGCATGATCCCTACTCCAGATTCAAAACGAACAAAGGGGTGTCAAGACCCAGAGAGGTTCTCACTATGGATGAGGTCCGGCGCATCCAGGAACTCCAGACTCAGAGTCTGTACATGCAGCATGTGAGAGATCTGTTCCTGCTTCAGATCTGGACGGGACTGAGCTATGCGGATCTGATGACGGCAGACTTCACGGCAGCTGCTGATGGGACGCTGACCGGTAACAGGAATAAGACCAGTGTAACGTACACTACCGTGATGCTTCCCCAGACGGTGGAAATTCTGGAGCGGTACAGCTACCACATTCCTGTGATGGCTTATGATGACTACCGGCGTATGCTCATGCCGATGGCCGAACTGTGCGGCATTAAAAAGCATATCAGCACCCACACCGGGCGGCATACTTTTGCCACTACTATTGCCCTGGGACATGGTGTGCCCATTGAGATCCTGAGCAGGATGATGGGGCATACCAACATAAAGACCACGCAGATCTACGCCCGGGTGCAGGGTGCAATGGTTCAGGAACAGGCGGAGCGTCTGGCTGGGATGTTATAAATGGCAAAGCCAGGCTGTCATCACTGATGGCCTGGCTCAGATAATGTAAATGAGTACTTGTTATGTAAGTGGTGATGTTCCCTGGAATGTAAAGCTACCCTGGACAAGGTTGCCTCTGGTTGCTGTTATCTTACAGGACTTGAGAATACCAGTGCCGACAACACCTGTAGCATCAGTGGCGTTGCGGCCTCTGATCTTGAGCGTGTATGACGTTCCCACATTTAGCAGGTCCCGGACTCCGTTATTAGCCAGAATAAGGTAGGAGACGTTGACGCTCCAGCTCTTTCGGCCAGTAATATACTTCTTCCACTGACCAGATGTGGGAGAGCTGATCTCAATTAGCTCTGCTCCAGTCTGTATCTCGTTTGAAATTGTCCCGGCTATGGCTGTGCCATTGCGGTAGATTAGGACATTGTTGCCATTTATTGCCATATTATGATACTTCTATGAATTTGACTTCTTGTGTGTCATCTCTCCAATTATGTTTAGCATTTACACTGAAAAATCTTTTTGAATTATAGATATATCTCTTTGTGTAGATGTCTGTTAATGCTGTACCAACAGCTTTCATGGTACGACGTATGATTTCGTATTGTGCTGCCATTCGAGATAAGAGATTTAGTTCTGGCCTCTTTGCAACCCAAGTATTGTAACCAACGGAAAATTGAAGATTCTGGATATAAGTACCATCACTCCGCATGATGAATCTTTGACAAATTAGATTATTATTAAGAGTGCCTATTTCCAGTGCTTGGTTTTCACTGTCATTGAACCCGCTTTGAATAATAGTCTCCCGATATACATTCTCAGACCTACGAGAAACAATCATGTCAAGAAGTGGAATATAATCAACAGTCAGTTCTGCGATTATACGCGAATGGACTATGGTATATCCGACATCTGTATAGCAACTCGCTCCATCTAATATGTATAACCTTATCTGTCCAGACATAGTATTGGGAATAGGAATAAACCATCCATCATCTTCTGCTATATTCATTGCTGATGTCTTATTGCTTTTTACAGATGTTCCATCAAAATCAATACCGAATGATGGATAATTTCCACTATGCTGTACCCATTCCTCTCCATTCCAATCGTAATTGCCAAAAGTCAATACACAATAAAGAGTGGTTAAAGGTTTGTTATCAATAAAATAGGATGTACCAAAGACAAGGTAATCGTGAATTACTGAAGGTAACCCTCTGTCAAAATTATAGCAATTCATTTTGATTCTGAGATACCCATATTGCAAAGTGTATGATTTGTCAGCCTTGATGCTATAGCAAAAGTCTACAGGCATTGAGTCACTTGAAACTCTGTAATTCTGATTCAGGAACAGACCATTTTTCAGCGTTGCAGTAGCAGTAGGCGTGTCCTTGTAATACCAGCGACAAGGGAAGGCACCAGTGTAAGCGTGTCCCTTGCTCATATCATATAACGGTTCATAGATTACGCTGTTATTTAAACAGTGTGAATAATCAGAACTGCCAATCTTGTTATAATGGTCATATTCATGATATACAAAAGACTCAATGTTGTTAGAGCGTGGTGCGTGAGGCTGAACAAATACCTGTCCATTGTTGATGTCTGGGACTTCCAAAACAGATGATGAATCCTCTGTTGTTTGGGGTAGATTGATATTAAAGGGCAAAGGATCATTGATGGGTAATGTCACCTGACAATTTTTTCGACCTTGGATGAAACTTAGAATATTATCACTACCCTTAAAAGTTATGGAGTCAAGAAGATTCACAGGATCATTGTATGCTTTGACGGGAGTAGGAGTAATTCCTTGTGTTGCAAATTGATGAATACTGGTCCATGTATATGTGAAATTGTACAGCGAAGAGGCATTTGCTTCATCGTATTGAGCAACAACAAGAGTAGTTCCGTTCTCTCTCATCATCAAACCAAAAAGCTTCAACACAAATGATAAAGCATCATAATAGGTTATGCCTTCTGTCGTATTAAAGCTATCACCCTGATTTGTTACCTCTATTTGCCTATAGAAAACCGGCCACTGGATATATACTCCCAACAAATCTGAAGAGGGGAATCCTATTTCTGTGATAAACACAACAGAATCAGGTGCTATATCATCGATTGAATTAAAAGCCAGATCAAAAAGATAGGCAATGGAATGAAAGCTACCAGCGTCACTTTCTGGGAGACTTATGTCCTGTAAAATTCCGAGAATTGATTTTATAGGAAATTCAACAACCTTTTTCTGATCATCCCATGACTGTGTGTATGCGTTGGCACATAAAAAACCTTTCCACACACAAGTATCGTCAGTGAAGGTTGTCATGCTGCTGTTCCATGTTCCGGTATAGAGACAAACCATTTTGGAGATATTATCAGATGGTATTAGTGTCTCCAAAAGATTTCCTTCTGCGGTCTCATCTATAATACGCAATGAGCCTGTCTGCTCACGTATGGAGGTGAATATATTGTCGTCTTGTATCTCAGAAGTTTCAAAAGGGTTGGCAGCTCCGGTCAATGTGATAATGGAGCCACTTGTGTGCTCATAGATATACACAACATATTGATTTCCTCCTTTGGACTGGAATGGAACCATGTATCTTTTATACCATGCCATAATGTGACTTTTTATGAGATGCCCATACGACGTAGCATCTTGGTTGTTACTATTTCTCCCTGACCAGAGCTTTTAAGATAATTGTTGGTGCCCAAGAATATATCCTGACCACTTACATAAGACCTTGATGGGGTGACAGATTCAGAATTATTATCTTGAAGTTGACTTACAAGATTACCCTGTTGCGCTCGGTTAAGAATAACCTCACCGGCATTAGCTAAGATCGGGGTTGTATCTCCACTGTAATGAGTACCTCCAACCGCATAACCATGGGCAGCATGAGGTACAATTCCGCCATTAGCCATTGCGGCAACAGCCCCTAACTCAACCACTCCTTTAACAGCTTCAATTATAGCGTCACCGCTTTGGGCTGTTGTATTTGCCCAAATAGCTGCTGTTAATGCACCTAATGCTGTTGTATTAGTGGTTAATGCAGTTACTTCGGCTGTAACCGTTGATGTTTCTAAAGCGTGTATCACAGTCTGAATACCATTTATCACTGTGATAAGTCCTTGAGTGGCACTAACAATTTTTTGAACTCCATCAGGTAACTTTATACCTATTTGCTGTAATCCACTATTAACTTGAGATATACCATTGGTTAATTGTTGCGTTTTTTCCCAAGAATTATTTTCTTTATTATTTAAAGTGGAGGTTTTCCCAGTCTTAAAGTCTAAAGTGATAGAATCTAGGCCCAGCTCTTTGCGCTTCTGGTTGATGACATCTGCAATCGCTTGCCAATCGGCGTTCTCGACACCTTCAGGACTCAATACGCGGTCCCAGAAGTCCTGACCGGTTTGGTTAGCTATGTCAAAAAGTGCTGTACCCAAGCCAACAGTCAAGGACTCCTTGAGTAAGTTTTGAAGCATGGTAGCATCAGCCAGGCGGGAGGTGAGATTGTTGTAGAGGTCTGAGCCCAGGTCTGCTTGATCTATTTCCTGCTTGAGCTGGTTGATGTATTGGTTGAGTCCAGCGGAGCTTTGGATGCTCAGTCCTTTTGTCATCTCCGGCTTAACGTTAAAGGTCACTGTGGTACCATCAATAGCGGCAGTCAACTCACGGAGCTTGTTATAGGCCTCAACAGTGTCGGCGGTCACGGTCAGAGTCTTGGGGTCTATGCGGACTCCCTCGATCTGACGGGAGGCTTCCAGGACTTCGGCATCGTCGGCATGGAACGTGACGGTCTGCGGCTGGAGGGTTATTCCCTTCAAGGCGGCCAGCTGCTCGACAGCCTGGGTGGTGTCGGCGGTCACGGTCAGAGTCTTGGGGTCTATGCGGACTCCCTCGATCTGACGGGCGGCTTCCAGGACTTCGGCATCGTCGGCAT